GATACGCTTAGTAAGTACAGCACGACTAAGCAGACTGAAGCGCTCATCAGCTCGCAGGTAGCAAGCTATACTGACGGAAAACTGAGCAGTTACAGTACAATTGAGCAGACCAACACGGCAATCAGCAACATGGTTGTTAAGCTTAATAATGCGACTGATAAAAAATTAGAATCATACAGTACCACAGAGCAGACCGCCAACATGATTGCCGGCAGCATTGCTAATTTCAAGGACGATACGCTTAGTAAGTACAGCACGACTAAGCAGACTGAAGCGCTCATCAGCTCGCAGGTAGCAAGCTATACTGACGGAAAACTGAGCAGTTACAGTACAATTGAGCAGACCAACACGGCAATCAGCAACATGGTTGTTAAGCTTAATAATGCGACTGATAAAAAATTAGAATCATACAGCACTATACAGCAAACTCAGGATGCTATCAGTCTTGCGGTAAAAAATATCGACCTTGACGGCAATACGCTGGTCAGCAAAATCAACCTTGCTAATGGCGGCATCCTGCTTGACGGCAAGCTTATCCATATCACCGGGCAGACTCTTTTTGATGACAATATTGTCACCCCAAAAATGCTGCAGGCAGGGAGTGTGGATGCAAGCAAGATTAATGTTGAGAGTCTGTCTGCGATAACCGCTAGGATTGGCGTGCTGAAAACTGATGACACAGGAGCGAGGATGGAGCTAAGAGATAATTTGATATTGGTATATTATGCAAGCGGCAAGTTGGCCGTAAGGTTGGGGGTGTGGTAATTTGAATTTGTATGTATATATAATGATTACATTAATATCGTTTGCTATAGCAGTTGCACTTTGGAAACGAAAGAAGAAAAAAGAGGAAACCGATATGCCAGTAGGAATAGAAGTATATAACCAAGAGGGCAAAACAATATTTTCCACGGACATGATGTTCTGCCGTATTTTAGGAACATTTGAAGTTGATGGAACAAATTCAAGCATCACTGACGCAAATATAGCAAATCGAGATATATTTGTTGTGATTGCTGAATGTGAAAAACCGGAAAACGAGTGCAGCCGTTTGCCAGTGTTTACTTTTACAGGAAATACTATTTCGTGGGTTTACACGTCAACAGATTACAATGTAGCGAATATTGCTTTCAAAGGAAAATACTATTATGGAGTTATGGGGGCGAAATTATGAATGCTAATTTTAATGTTTTTACGGAAGATGGTAAGAATTTATTGCCATTGCACGAACAAGCTCCCATCCATTTGACGAGAAAATTAACCTTGATGAGCGACGGTGTTACTAAAAGTTGGATTGAAGGTAGCGATACGTGGGGCATTGAAGTTGCTTTAAAGAAAGGAGAAATTTTCGGTGCGATAGCTAACAATGGCAAAAGCACAGATTTAATGGTGGCTTTTTCTTTCACGCAAAGCAACGAACAATTCTGCTTTTTGCTACTGAATGCGTTTGACTACAAAGAAGAAACTGACGAAGTAGTAATTCCACAAACGCTCATAGATGCTTTGGAGATTTACATATTCGGAGTGGATGATATACCAGCGTCGGAGAGCGGTACCGGGTTAGAAGTTTATTCAGAGGATGGGAAAGTGCTGTTTTCAAGCGCCTTTCCTCCGATGAATGCGTTAGGGAAATATGAAGGAAGCTACTGGGGGAAATTCACGCAGCCGCAAGGGAAGAGTGAAGATTTTAGTTTTGAAAACAGAACGAAAATAGCTGTTGTGTGTACCTGTGGAATCCAATACACATTTTTGGGGACTAACTATGTATATGAGACACGAAGTACAGCTAAATTTCCCGCCGCCAACAAAGTTACTCTCTCGGATACGGCGTTTCAGGGCGCTTTTTTACCCGACGGTAACAACGGAGTAGACAAACCTTTCTTTTGGCAGCGTGCTTGGCGCTTTTTGCTTATAGATGCGACCAACTACTAATCACACAAGGCTAGCTAAAAGGTCGATGTAACCAATTTTTAAGGAGTTAAACAATGAAACCACAAGCATTTCAGCCGGGCGAGCTGCGCGATGAATATGACCAAATAATTCGCGCCGGAGCCTACGGCAAGAAAACACCATTTGTTAATTCTGACAATAGCGCTATCTTAGACTACATCATAAACAACTTTGATGCGTTATATGCTCAGATACCCAACGGCAGAGCCTATGTAAAATCTGTCAACAATATAACACCGGACAGCAATGGTAATGTCACCGTCAATGTTGGCAGTGGCGGTGGAACCGGTACAAATATCACCGTTGACTCTGCGTTATCATCGACCAGTACCAACCCTGTGCAAAATAAGGTGCTCTATGCAGCCTTAAACAATAAGCTGGATAAAAACGGTACGGCAACCTATGCTGCGCGGGACAGCTCCGGTAATATCATCAGCAGCACATATGCCCGAAAAACGGACCTCAGCAGCTATGTGAAGTCAATCAATAATATGAAGCCTGACAGTGCCGGCAACATCAACATCAGTAGCAGTGGTGGCGGATCTAACATTACTGTTGACTTTACATTAGACAGCACTTCGAGTAACGCTATCGCTAACAAGGCCGTTTACGCCGCTTTGAATAATAAGCTGGACAAGACAGGGACGGCTGCAGCTGCTACAAAAGCTACGCAGGACAGTTACGGAAATGTAATTGTTACTACTTATGCCCGCAAGTCGGACCTCAGTGGCTATGTTAAAACGATTAATAACCAAGAGCCTGATGCCAACGGTAACATCAATATTAGCACCGGCGGCGCTGGGACAGGAACAAGCATTACTGTTGATACCACGTTATCAAGCACATCAAATAACCCGATTGCTAACAAGGCTGTTTACGCTGCCGTAAACAATAAGTTGGACAAGAATGGTACGGCCATGTATGCATCTAGAGACAGCTCCGGAAATGTCTTTGGTAGTACGTATGCAACAAAAACAGAACTGAGCAAGTGTGTTAAAAGTATCAACAATTTAACTCCGGACGGCTCCGGTAACGTCAACATCAGTACCAGCGGTGGCGGCACAAACATCACTGTGGATACTACGTTGTCCTCTACATCTACTAATGCTATCCAAAATAAAGCAGTATATGCTGCTCTGAGTGGCAAACTGGATAAAACAGGCACGGCAGCTGCTGCAACTAAGGCAACACAAGATGGAGCAGGAAATGTTATTGCAACGACTTACATCAAAACAGTCAATAATTTAAAGCCAGATGCTTCCGGCAACGTCAATGTTAATTCTAGCAGTAGCGGTGTAAGCACGTCTACACAGAACACATGGACGGCTCAGCAAAACTTCCAACGCTTAAAATTCAATTTTGAAAGTTTTGCCACATCACGCATCAGCGGCACATACGATAGCCCTGCCACGTCTGTAGCAACCTACAATGTAACAGGTGCGCTTACGCTGGATATGTCCACGTTGGCGGGAATGATAAGCAATGGTGATGCATCAATATTTACAGCCTACATAGCGTCTAATGGCTCTTATGCATTGAGCATAACTAATGCTGGCACTCTAAAATATGCCGGAAGTGCTGCGGATTTAGCGATAACAGCCAGCGGTCTACTTTTAAATATCTTTTTGACTAAAAATACTAGTGGTGTCGTGACAAGCATTGCGCAAGCGACAAAATTATCATGAGGTGCTAGGTGTTATGGGATTGAATCGTATTTTGATGAAGGCTAATGGTAGTACCATTGAAGGTGACGGCGAATTTATCATGACCATGGGACAGCAAGGTTATCAATATGGTTTTTCTCGCTACAATGCTACTATCGGCGAAGTTGAAGGCAACGTGCAGCACGAAGGCAAAGCTGTTACTCTTGTGATGCTGTGTTATTATAGTGGCTTTCTTGATTTTGCTTTCAATATCGAGGGGGTCACTGGGGGTAAACGCAATGTCACTGTTAAAGTAACGTCAACGGAAACAAATAAAAATGTACGCATTGACTTTCCAAGCATTCAGTATCAGAGCTATGTTCCCGGCTTCTACGAATATACACAAAGTTTATCTTCAGATGCTGTGCGTATGTTCTCTAAAGCCAACGTCGGTAAACAATTCAAAGTTGAAATAATCTTTAACTAAGCAAGGAGCAAATAATGAAAACGTATACATATAAAACAAAGCGCTATTACAACTTTTATGATTTGTCCGAGGCATTAGGCGCAGACGGTGTCTTTATCCCACGCACAATATCTGATACTGACCTAGAGCAGCTGGGCGTTGTCGTGGCGGAAGCGGAAGAGCCGATTGGAAATATCCGCGCCCGCAAAATCATGGAGCTGAAGCGTCAGCGTGATGCTGCGGAGGTCGAGCCGGTGGAGTATGGCGGGCACCTCTACGATTATGACAGCAAGGCGCGCGACCGCATCGCCGCTGCAATAATTGCGCTGGACGTGCAGGGCGAGGGCGCTAAAATCAGCTGGACCACGGCTGACAATGAGGATGCGGTGGTAACAGCGCAGGACCTGCGTATGATTATCGCCGCTGTTGCTGTGCGTAGTAATGCTTTGCACACAGCGTATAGAGCCGCCAAGGCGAAGGTTGAAGCTGCACAAAGCAAAGACGAAATCGACACTATTTCTATAAATTAGGAGGGTATTTATGAACTACCGACTCTTTACTGACTCAGCACTAGCTGCAGCACAAACTCTTTATTATGGCTGGAGCTATAAGGTAACATTAGCAGCAATCTTAGCTCTATTGTTACACAAACATGCTATTCTTTTTTACGCATTCAGCGTTCTTGTGTTTTTGGACTGTTTAACTAAGTGGATTGCTATCGCCCATGACTATCTCATAAGCCAAGGACAAAATCCTACTGTGCTGCAATCGCTTATCGGTATAAAAGTAGCTCGCAGCAAAGGATTGATTTCCTCAGAAGTAATGAAGCACAGATTTTTAGGTAAAATTTGCGTCTATCTTTTGTGCGTCATGGCAGCTGCCAGTGCAGATCTGATTATGGTTGAGCTGTATAAACCAACATGGGCAGTAGGAACCATTATTGGTTACTTAACGGCAACGGAATTACTAAGTATAGTAGAAAACCTCAACGCTGCTGGCGTTGAGGCTGTACAAGGATTAGTTGATGTTATCAAAAGAAAGAAGGTATAAATATGCTAAGAGGAATTGACGTATCGGAAAATAACGGTCGTGTAAATTGGCAGGAAGTAGCTCAAAGCGGTGTACAATTCGCTATTATCCGTATTGGTTATGGTAACGGACATCTTGATGGAGAATTATACAGAAATGTTAACAATGCTCTGCTGCACGGCCTCAAAATCGGCGTATACTTTTACAGCTACGCTCTCAACACCAGAAGCGCTCGTAAGGAAGCTGAATTTGTTATCCAAACATTGATTGACTGCGGCTTGACTCTGGAAAAGCTCCACATGGGCGTTTGGTATGATATGGAGGACGCAGATGGCTATAAGCAACGCCACGGAATGCCGAGCACGGCAGAGCTGACAGCTATGTGCTCTGCCTTCGTCTCAGCTCTTAACGCGGCAGGCTACAGCTGCGGCATTTACGCATCTCTTGACTGGCTGGAAAATAAAATCGCCACGAAACAATTGGCCGACTACGTGCCATATTGGTGCGCGCAATGGGGCGGCAGCTGCGATTGGCCTAACGCTAAGATGTGGCAATACACTGACCGCTTTTTAATCAACGGTTGTGAGTTTGACGGAAATTATTGCTTCTGATTGGAGGAATCCATGAATGACAATCAAAACAAAAGGCTTGCTTGTATGGTTATTTTTTTGGTGCTGTTTTTCGGCGCCCTACTCTGGATATGCAGAAGCCGTCCCCCAGAAGATGTACCAGATCAGCGAGACCGAGCTAACACAATTAGAGCTGAACTTGGCGACGCTCAAAAATCACAACAAGACCTACAACGAGGAATTGAAAAAGCAGCAAACGAAGTTAAATCTGCTGCACAAAGAGCTGGAGACCTGGCAAGCCAAATCGAAGACGACGGAGCTATTATTGAAGAATGCGAATGCATCCTTCGAACTGTACGCCAAAGAGGAAAAAAGTAAAATTGAAAAAGCCAAACGGCAAAGAAATTTATATATATTTCTCTCTGCCTGTCTGGCTTATTCTCTCGTTAAACAATTAAATTGA